TTAGATTAGATTCTCAAGATAACATTTTTGAGTTGTTTGGAAAGGCAGGCAAGTTTCCTGCTATTGTGGCTAAGAACATTTCTAAGCGTAAATTAATTGATAGCGGTGATGTTAAATTAGGCGTTCAAAAAGAAGGCTATCATGAATATTTCTTAGACGGCAATAAGTTTGAAACTAAACTTCATGTTAGAATGCTTAAAGTTGATGGAAGAAGAATGTGGTTAGCGTGGACAGGCTATGAACAAAAACCTGCTGATACTGATTCGGATAGAGGCTTATGGAATATTTACGAAGATAAATACAGTAGTCTTGAATTACCTCCAAAAGAGGATTAATTGTTTAAAATAACCGTGTGTATTATATATTAAAAGGAAATTTTTTCCTTTTGAGCGAAATGGCATCGGCAGTTCTAGCAACTAGGAATGATGGGTTTACCATCCTTAAGGCTAGAAGTGACGACTTAATGATTGGTGGATATGCTAGCATTGAAATCGTTGATAAGCAAAATGATTTAATTACATTACCTGCTTTGAAAGAAGCAGTCATTAAGTTCATGAAAGATTCTAAATTTAGAAATGTCATGACAAACCATTCCAATGTTCAAGTTGGAGAAGTTGTAGATTCTTATAGAGACAGCACAGGTAGGCTTTGGAAATCCGAAGTAGATGATGTTGGTTTCTTTGTAGTGATTAAACTACGAGATGATATAGAGAAAGCCAAAGAAGTTGGCAGAAACATTCGCAAAGGGTCATTGAGGTCTTTTAGCATAGGAGGTCAAGCCCTCCAAAAAGTAAAGAAAAGTAATGAAAACTTGGGTGAGTATAATGAAATCAGCAAGTTAGAATTGCATGAAATTACTATATGCGAAAAAGGAATTAACCCCGAAGCGAGATTCGATATTTTGAAACAAGATAAAGGAGACAATAATATGAGTGATAAACTGGAAAAAGCATTAGCGGAGTTAGATACTTTGCTAGAAGAAGTAAATACGCTTCGTAAAGAAGAAGAGTTGCTAGACGATGAGAAAGGCATGAAAGAAACAGAAATGGCTGATGAAACAGAAATGGGCGACTACGGTATGGACAAGGAAGATGAAGAAGACATGGAAATGGCTGATGAAACAGAAATGGGCGAATATCAAGATGAAGAAGCAAAGGCTTACTTGAGAACTCTTGATGGTGCAGGAAACCAAATTGGAGAACCTGCTGACCGTATTGTTATCAACAACGGTAAGCCAACTTCATCCGACATGCCTGTTGTAAAGGCATTTAACAATGGAGAGTTTGATACTCTTGATTTGTCAGTTGGAAACATTGAGAAAGCATATGAGGCTTTCCGACAAGAACAACTTGAAAGACTTGCTTATGACAACCTAAAGAAGTCTTTTGAAGCAAGATTCTCAAGAGAAGTTTCAACAAGGGAGAATGTTATCGCAAAGCAAAACTATGATGCACAAACCGAGATTGCTTCTCTTAAGGATGAATTTACACAACTAAGGAAATCTTTGACAGCAGAAAAGGAAACTATCCTAAAGGCTCAAGAAGAAGCAAAAGCAATACTCCCAACAATGGATGAAATGGCTGAAATGGATTGGTCGGACATTCACAAAATGGTAGGAGGAATTTAAGATGACAGGTTATATTAACACAATCGCAGATTTAGAAGCAAGCACATATGGAATAAACAATCTACCTGCCGGTAACGCTCTTTTGAAGCAAGCCGGTGCTATTGGTGGAATACACACAGGACATGATGGTTCTCCGGCATTCTCCGGTAGTGCTGTTAGTGATGTATCAGCACTTTACAACATTGTTTACGGACAGAAAGTATGGTCAATGTTGAATAGAGAAGTTAATGCTCTTTCAATGATTTCAAAGAGGCCATATACTTCTAGTGGATGGAGAGTTCTAAAGTCACGACCTGCCGGTGGAAGCGGTAACTTGTTTACTGTTGATACAAGCGGAACTGCATCACTAGGCGAATTAGGTTCGGATAGTCCAAGAGCAGACCTTATTGGTGGTGTTCCTGAAAATGCAGGACTTTCAACTGCGGCTGACGGACTTGGCCCAATTGCACCAACTTATGCACAACTCAACATGAGTCCTAAAGTAATTGCACACCAATTTGATTTCAGTGAACTTGCTATGGAAATGGCACAAATTGATGATGGTATTGGCGATATTAGAGCGCAAATGCGTGAAGATATGGGTAAGCATCACGCTGAAGTTCAAAACAAAATGTTGGTTATGCCACTTGAAAACTATCAAACAGCCGCTTTGACTAACATTGGAAACAACTACACTTCTTTGATGAAGGTTATCTCAAGCCGAGCAGAAATTTTAGCAAGCGATACTGTATTAGGAGACACTGGTGCTTCTGCTTCTACTGTTGATGCAAAAATTTACGGTAACGAAAGATTTACTGCGGCATCTTTCCTTGATGCAGAAGTAGACTTTGGTAGTGGTTATGCGGCAGGAGATGTTCGCTCACTAACTCTAACAAGACTAAATGATATGATTAGAAACCTAAGACTAGCCGGTGGTTCTCCAAAGGTTATTCTAACAGGTTATGATACTATTCAAGCACTTGCTGACTTGTTACAAAGCCAAGAAAGATTCATGGACAGAAAAGAGATTGTTCCAACTGTAAATGGTGTTAGAGGAGTTAAAGGTCAAGAAGTTGGATTTAGAGTAGCAACATACTACGATATTCCACTAATTCCTGTAAAGGATATGCCGGCAACTGGCGGTGCTTCAACAAAACTAAGTGATTTACTATTCCTTGATACAGACCATTTGTGGCTATCAGTTATGAAGCCAACACAATACTTTGAAGATGGTATCGCTAATGGAAACCCATTCGGTGTCGGAACTCTAGGTAACAGGGCTTTGTATCGAACAATTGGTGAAGTAGGATGTTCCTTCTTCAAGGGTCAAGGAAAGATAACAAACATACAGTGAGGAAAAAAAGGAGAGGATATATATGGCATTTAGCACAACAATAGAAAATGAATTAACGCTAGGAAACTTAAAGTTGTTTTTCGGAACATACACTAACACTAGTAGTAGCACAGGTGGAGACATTGTTTTCCCTAACACGGAAGAAATATTCCATGTTCAACTACAACCAAAGGGTTCTGCTATTTTAGCAAATCAACCCGTAGTAAATGAAACGCTACCACTACTGTTTTCGGCTGACGCAACTGATGAAAGAAGCACTGACGCAACAGCAAACGCAGTAGCGAATGTTGAAGTAACAATCGTTACTACTGCTGATGAAGTTGGAACATTTTTCGCAATTGGACAGTAAGGTGATTTAATTGGCACATACAGTAACACTATTAGGTGACCATAAGGGCGTTGCTCGCCCTAAAGTCATTGGTGATGAATATGTTTCACTTGCTACCGTTGATATTACCGACCTTTCAAATGTGGCCTCAAGCGCAAGCCAAACTATTACTACCGATACTACAACTGCAACTAGAGATGCAGGTAGTTACATAACAGATGGTTTTGAAGTTGGAGATTTTGTAACTTTTGATGGTTCACACGCAAACAATAATACTGGATTATTCAAGATTACTGCTTTAACTGCAACTGTTTTGACTACTACTGGTCTTACTGCTAATACTGGTGGCGGAGATGAAAGGTGTCTTTTGGCAGGTGAAAAACTAACTGCAAGTGAATTCGGATTGAGGACAATTACTTCTGTTGAAGTTTGTGGTCAAGAAGATGTCACAACTCGCATTGTTGTTGGGGCAATCGCTTCCGATAAACAATCGTTCCGTTTATACGGCATGACTAATAGCGGCTCGGCTAGAGTTGATGATACGGGAACAGTTAGGCTAAAAGTTACCGGAAACCTTTGAGGTGTCTTAATTGGTAACAGTTAGATTAACTGATAGTTCAACAATCGGTAGACTTAACATTACACCAAAGCAAGAAATAACAAGGAAAGAAGAAGCAACAGTCTCGGTAAAATGGGCTGTTCTTCGTCTTTCCGACCCAAATTATTTCTTTGTTTTTGGTGAAGAAGACCGTGAAGAATTATTGGCACTTGATGAAAAAGTCGCTCTACTTGGCTGTAAGGAAACAGGTAAGGATATTTCAACTGCTAAGGAATTAGCAGATGAACTTCTCCCTAAGAAAGAGAAGCCTAAACCGAAACCTAAACCTAAACCAAAGCCTAAACCAAAAGCAAAAACTCCTTCTAAAACAAAGAAAGAGTAATCGCTACATTAAATAGGTGGAGTCTATCTCCATTAATTGAACAGGTGAGAGTATGGCAGGCATAGGCGGTTGTAGAAGTAGTGGCGTATTAGGAGCAAGTGCGATTGTAAGTAATGAAAATGCTAAGTTAATTAGCATCCATGCGGCAATTACAATTGCTTCTAATGCGGCAGTTACAGTCAAGGTTTTCAATGGAACAGATAACACAGGAACAGAAGTTGCTAGAATTTTCCATAGTGTTACAGGACACTATAATCTTGAATATGACATGCATGGTGTTTTATGTAGAAACGG